ATCTTGTAGATCGAGTCCATATCGTCGTCGTCGTACGAAGTGTGCTGCCGCCGGATGTCCGCATCCTGTCGCTCGATTTCACGAATCACCGACTGCTGGTACTCGTTGAAATCGCGCTCCTGGGCGCGCTGCTCCTGCTGCCGCTGCCACTCGCGTAGCTCGGAAACCTCTTTCACAAGAGGATGTTCGGGGTCGATGCCAAGTTCATCCCAATCGGTACTTGGGGTCTGAACCTCGGCCACTGCGTCCGCTGCCATGCTCTGAGCCTCGCCCAAAGACCAGCCAGCATCCGTTAGCGCCTTAGTCAGTTGTCCGTGTACCTGACGGGCGAACTCGCCGTCCGAACTCAGCTTCGTCATGAACTCGTACGCCTCACGCGCCTGCGCCGGGTCTACCCCGTCGAAAGCCCGTCGAAGCTCCGAGATTTCCTGACTTCGCTGTGTGAAGCCCCGCTGGAATGACTTGTAGGCGGTAATGATTTTCTCCCGCGCAGCGGGATCATCTACGCCCTCCAACAGGGATTCAAGGTCGGCCCTTGGAACGAACTCTTCCTCCGGTTCCTCGACCTCGGGGGCCGGGGGATTATCGTCGGGAGCGTCCGGTGCCGTCGCAGCAGGCTCGGGTGATTGTTCGCTACCCGGCTCGGGGAGAAAATCCGCGGCCTCAGGATCTTCTGCGAGCAACTGAGCAGCGAGTTCGGTCGCGCGTGCTACATCATTCTGTTCGGGTGTATCAGACAAAGTGCCTCCTAGTTAGGGGAGTGGGCTACGCCCTTGTTCCCTCTTCTATAGCGCGGGGTACGACCCGTTCGTACTCCACGTCCTCGACTACCGACTCGCGTTCACGAGCGGCGTCGAGCGCGCCAGCGATCAGTCCGCGCGCTAGCTCACGCATAGCGGCGGGGTCAACCGCAGGCTGCGACGGGCCGGTGTTGCGCGTCAGGCCCTTCGCCATGTTGATCTTGTCGGTCAGGACACCGATACCCGTCATTAGGTCACGAGCGGCTACTTCGCCTGCCTCGACTTTCGCTGTCCACTGCGCCAACGCCAAATCTCTAGCACGACTCGCATCCTGGATAAAGACTTGCGCTTGCGCTTCCGCGATTGTTTGGATGTCCTGTGAGACGCCATCCTTCTCCCATGTTTTCTTCCACAGACGCACCGTGGAGATAGGGACGCCGGTATCGCGGGAACTTCTCTTGACGTTTCCTTCATTCACAGACAGGGCGAGGTAAACCCTCGCCCTATCATCGTCAGTATACTTACTTCGCTCCGCCACTAGGCTTGCTCGCCGCCTTCCTCTTTACCTCTTCATCGAGGTTAGCTTTGCGCTCAGCGAGCACCATCTTATGCACGGCTGCCGCCGTGTCAAGTTGCTGCCTCGCCATATCGCCTTGCAGCTTCACCTGCCGCTGCGCTAGGTCGGACTCCACGAGAGGATCATTCCCTGCCTCTTCGGCGTCGGGTTGATCTATGAAGTCCTGAACCATCGTCTCAAGCGGCTGCTCAGTGAACTCTTCAGCCGATGCGTCCACGCCAGCCTTCTGCATGATCTTGCTGGCGACGGTCGGGCCGAGCGTACCGTGCATCGAGAGGGAGACGCGTGGCGACTGCCCTTCGGGTACGGGTGCCTTAGCCCTCGACTGCTCTTCCTGCATCATATGGTGGATGTAGAAGCGCCGCTGGATCTGAGGCGGGAACTGCTCAAACTCCACCGACACCATCATTTCGTGGTGAACGTCCAGGTGTACTGGATCGTTGTCGGCGGGGCCTGGCTTGAGCGAGGCACGCTCAAGAACGTCCATAGCCTCCTGCTCGTCCATGATAGGCTCGCCCGTCTCCGGGTTCACGCCTGACTGCACGGCCTGCTGCGCCATCATGAATTCCACTGCGTTGATAGGTTCGCCACGAAGGATCTTGTCGTTCTCACGATACGCCTGATCTTCGTCGGCTGCCCACTTCGTCGCCACCGACCGCATATCAGCGATGTCGAGGTATTTCCACGCCTGCTGAGGCGCGAGGATACCACGGTCGATATACGATTCAATCCGCGCCTGTCTACCCGCGCGCGTGCGCGGAAGACCGGAACCGGACTCGGCAGTGACATCGACCCCTCCGGCGATGTCCGCCCCCTTGAACTTCTTGACCTGGGTACTACCGCCGCCGCCCCTGATCTTCAGGAGCCTCGGCTCGACGTAGTACTCCTGAGCCAAAGTCAGGAGGATCTTACTCGCCCGCGCTAGCGCCATTTCGATCAGCTTGATCGTCGGGGCCAGGCGGTCGGTGGACATTTCCTGTAGAAGGTCGATGGCAACTCCCGCCTCCACATTGGGAGGCACGGTGCCTTCGGTGACTTCGTTGAGCATGAGCACCTCGCGTAGACGCACCGTTATGTCCTGAAGGTGCTCGAACACGTACGGAGGCATGGCCGGGAGTTGCTCAACCTCCGGGCGCATACCGCCCACAGGCTGGAACTCGTAGACCGCGCCAGGCTCCGTGGTGAGTCGGCGCTTCAGGGAGCCAATTGGCGCCCACACGCGAGGTTTGATCGTCAGGTTCTTGTACTCAACGATCTGACTAATGGTTCGGTTTAGCTCCTTCTGAAGCGGACGCGCTGCTGTGACAACGCTGTCGTCGTACACCGAACCGGGTACTCGGACGCCTGGGAACTTCACCAGCGGTAGCTGGTTCACCTTGTAGGGCCAGGGGCCGTCGTACAGAATGTTCTTCTTTGGGTCGGCTGACCCGTCGTTATCGGTTGCCTTGTCCTCCACCCACACAACGTAGCGCCCCTTGGGCAGTCCGCCTTGCGGGATGAAGTAACCGAAGTATACCTTCTTGACTGAGGGGGTTTGCGACCCGTCTTTACCAGTGTCGCTGCCACCCAAAGGAAGGCTTCTGTCGGGATCGACCGGAACGCTATCCGGCTCGACCCGAACCTTGAACCGGGCGTAAATCTCGTCCGGGTCAAGTGAGTGTTCGCAGATTGCGTACTTCGCCTCTGTCCACGTCTTGGCCGTTGGATCAAGCCACACCTGGAAAGGCGACAGCACATCGACCCTCACGTCGCCCAGGAACACAGTCTGGTCGGAGTAGTCCTCCGGCAGACCCATCTGAGCAAGCTGAGTCTTGTACAGGCCAATCAGTTCATCGTTCGTGACTACCTGACCCGACTCCGGGTTGACGGTGAACGTCATGGGCTTGCCCGCTAGGGCGTCCCACGACAACTTCCACCAACCCTGACCACCGAGGATTGACCAAAGGATGGCTTCCTCAAGCTTGTCCTCAAGCCCGAGTTCCACCCACCAATCCTCAAGTAGAAGCTCAGCAGTCTGCGCCGCACGAACGTCCGACTGAGACGAGGACTGCGGGGTAGCAGACAGGACTGGCTTCGTCTTGGTCAGTTTCGCAAGGAGCGACTGGACACCGGGGGTGATCTGGTTCGCCTGTAGGCGGACACGGTACCGGGGCTTGTCCCCGTCCTCGGTGCCAAGAGTCTCAAGCCGTCCACTCTTCGTAGAGAAGGTGTACTGCTTGTTCCGGTAGAACGCCATGTTCAGGCGCCAATCCTTCTCGTGACTCTTGCGGAACTTCTTCAGGTCGTTGAGCTTGTTCGTGAGGTCGGCGGCAGTACGCAGTTCGGAAACGGGCTTGATGCGCCCGGTGTTTCCTCGGTCTGCCACTTACGCCTCCTTAGTCGCTCGGGTAAATTTCAGCACGGTACGTCACGTTCGTGTTAGCCGAAGTCACGCACCGGAAGTACTTGTACTTTCTGCTCGTGGCGTTAGCCAGGAATATAATCTTACCACCCGTCGCTGTCGAGACGATGGTGGCTACGGCAACGGTATCGGTCGCGTCAGTGATGTACGCGATGTCGTACCAGTTGGTTCCGTCCGGGCTACCCTGGAACTTCCAGGTGACGGTCGGAGTACCACCGACCGCCTCCACGACAAACTGGAAAGCTAGGGCCATGTAATCGGCCCCGATCTTTACAGCAGCGTGTGTGTTGTTGCCGGTACTTCCAGCGGCCGCCAGAAGGTGCCGGTCGTAAACAAGTCCCATCTATCTTCCTTTCCTGCGCCTCCGACGCCCAATACCGCCAGGGGTGCTCCCGCTTGGGGGCGGGTCGCCTCCGCTGACGCCAACAGCACCGAACGCTTCCTCCGAGGGAATCCCTGCGGGAGTGAAGCTGATAGCGCCTACGCTGATCGAAGGAGTGCCAAATGCTTCCTCGGGTGCGATACCCGTGATGTTCAGGTTCACAGCCCCAGGAGTTACAGTGGCCGTGCCGAACGCTTCTTCGGACGTGATGCCCGAAGGCGTTACAAACTGCGCTCCGGATGCCACTTCAGGCACGCCGAAGGCTTCCTCCGACGCGATGCCGGAAGGAGTTAGATTGACCGCACCGGGGGTGACGGTCACGCTGCCGAAGGCTTCCTCAGATGTAATGCCTGCGACAGAAATTATGTACGACACGATGAGCGTGCCGAACGCCTCTTCACTGGCGATGCCAGTCGGAGAGACGGTGACAGCGCCAGGTGTTACGGTAACTGTACCGAACGCCTCTTGGCTTGCGATACCCGCTGGCTGGATGTCCTGAGTGGACGGCCCGCCTAGCAGTTCCGCGATAGCGCCGCTGTCATAGAAGATCAACATTGGTTAGCTCCGGCCGCTATCCCTAGACATTAGACCTTCCTTGTTGACCACGGAAGGGTGATAGTCCCTGCTGTTGCTTTCACGCTGAATCTTCGGTTGTGCAGGAACGGTATTGAAGGGCTTACCCACAGTAGTTCGTCTGTTGGCTGTGAATCACGAATAATCCACTTCTTGAAGCCGCGCACTGTGTCAGCAGAGCGGGCCTTTTCGTACATGCGAATCTCTAGCACGTCCCCATCGACCATATCGTTCAGGTCGATAACTAGCCAGAACACCCCATCGGTACCGTCGTTATCGGTTCCAAGGAAATGTTCGGTAGTGCCGGACGTGGTTTGAGAGCCTGATTCGTATTCAGTTAGCGCCATAGTTACTCCGCTGCGTAAACGGCCACGTCGCGTACCTCAGTCTCGAAGCTAGCAAGACGGGCGAATACGCCGTTGACCGTATCTGCGTTGATAGGCCAGTATACGGGTTCTGAGGGGAAGGGGCCAGTGATAATCTCGTTCTGCCCCGAGTAAAAGACCCATTCTCCGATGGTGGTAACTGCCCCCGATGTGTCTCCAATCCCGATCTGAACGACAGTGATACCGCCCGTAGCAATCGTGGTATCGGTAGACGCCCCGTATCCTACGTGCCACCACTTGTAGTCCTTAGTGATCGGGTCTAGGATAGTAGTCCACGACCCGAAAGATCCGGACGCAGGAGTCACGTTGGTTCCCTGCGAAGCAGCAGTAGAAATTCCGAGTCCCTCCCATAGAGTAGGGACTTCCATTCCATATCCTGCTGCGCTTTGATGCAGGTATACCCCTACTTCTGCGATATCAGAAACAGCTAGTGCCTGCCCGCGTGCAGAAAGACGCTCTCCTTGGGGGATGAACACCGGGAAGAACCATGACTTCGGACGGCCTTCCGTAGCCCCACCACCAGCAAACCCTACGTTCAAGTTCTCAATCAAGGTGCGTTCGGAGCCAGAAGCCCCTACACCAATATCGAGAAGATAACGTGTGTTCGTGTTCGTAACAGCTACACCATCTACGACGACGGTAAGACCGTACGTATCCTGGTCGGCCGTTGCGATCAACTGACCTGCCGAGTACGCTCCCTTTGTGTGAGCCGTACCCGAGGTAGTGATCGTAGTACCGTTTCTATCTGCGGCGGTGATGTTTGTTTGCGTTGGGCCAATGCCGCCATTGGGCGGAATCCAGATTCCCATTCCGCCTCCTAGAGCTTGAAGATACGGTTAGATCCGTTGTCCCAAGTTACCGTGATGTCCCCGCCGTTAGGCGTGACAGAAAATCCATCAATGTAAGCAACAAGAGGCCGGGTAGCATCCGTGCCGCCTCCCTCTGAGTAGATGATGAGCGCCTCACACGAGTCGCCGGTCGCGCCTGTGAAGGTCACGTTAGCGGCGTCAAAGACGCCCCCCTCCGGAGAGTCGGTGGTCGTGGAGGTAAGGGTTACAGGCCCTTCCTCCTTTGCGGCAGCAGCAACATCGTTCAGGAAGTCGTGAGTGGCAAGGTCTACCGTGTAGTCCGCCGTGTCGATAAGCAGAACCTTGAACAGCGTCTCGCTCGACGCGTCCTCGTTCGTACTTTCGAGGGCTGCCTTCTTGTAGCTCTTGTACAGTCCGCTAGCCAAAAGTGATCCTTTGCATCTTGGCGAGCAACTCCTGCTTCTCCTGAGTGTCGTAGTGCCTGCTCAGGGTGCCGGTTGCGTAGCCCTTGATTATGAACTCGTCGGCTTTCTCCGCGATGAGTCCATACTCGCGGCCAGCCAGATACTCCCAGGAGCCTTTGCCGCCCCCAACGCTGTTCTTGAACACGACGTTCGAGTTTCCAACCCACTCGGGGTTGGGGCCGAGGCCGTTAGGCTTCCTCTTCCACAAACGCACTATCAGCCTCCTTCAGTAGCTCGTCGGCTCTCGCCTGGGACATTTGCCCGTCCTCCACCAGGTACGCAAGATCCTCTTCCAGTTCGGTCGAGTACATGCGGAACGCCGGGTCGTTCTCGTCGAACTTCAGTTCAACATCCGGCCCTGCGTCGATCTGGCGGTGGAGCGGTAGCTGCGGGGTACTCGCGGTGGGGCCAACCATGAGAATGTAGTTCTGTAGCTGCGCCACCTGCGCCCGCAGGAAATCAATCTCGTCAGTCAGGATGCGCGTCTTAGTTCGCCAGAACATTGCTGAGTGCGTCGATCCGTTCCTGAATGTCGAGCAGAGCGCGCGTGTCGGCAAGCATCTGGTCGCGCTGCGCCAGTTCCTCTTCGATCCTCGCGTACTGTGCTCCTGTCTTGTGTCCGAGCGCCTTGGCGATCAACTCGCCGCAGCGGTCGCAGATGTACTTGCGTCCACGCAGCGGCTCGGTCACGGTGTTGCGGATGTTCTTGTACCCCGTATCGACCACGCGGGCCGGGGGCTTTCGCTCGCAGAGCAGGCAGATGCCCGGTGCAAGCAGCTTCTCTCTGTTGACAAGTCTGAATGCCATTAGTACTCTATCCCCATTTCAGGGTCGTAGTTCGACGACCTCGACCTCCGGTGCCGCTGGTCAGCTAGCTCCTGAAGGGTTAGGCGTCCTTCACTGAACTCATCCTCGGTTAGGAGGGACTTGAACGGGAGCAGTACGCCCGCCGTCCGCAGCCCAATCTCCACTGCGTCGAGGATATCGTCGTGCGTGTTCTTCTTCTCACTGTCGTAATCCAGCCACTCTTCGATGAACTCCCGGTGAGCGTGGCGGTGAATCCGCACCTTCCCGGTCTTGAAAACCGGGGCCATACCGAGAATCCGCTCCCACTTCTTACCTGCCGCCAACTGTGGGATCACGTTGGGGAAATTCGGGAGTCTGATAGCCTGGTCAGCCAGGTACCGGGAGAACGCCACCGACTCGATGCCGATGTACTCCGGACGGTACTGGTCGTGCCATAGCTGGATCTTCTCAAGCTGTTCATGGAAAGGAATCCGCCCCGCCCAAATGCGGAGCACGTACGCCTGCCCGGTGTCCCGCTGGACTCCGATCAGGGCCATGGCGAACTTGTCGGCGGTGTTAGCGAGGCTGACCGCCGGGTCGATACCGATGTACGTCTCTAGGTCGTACCCCCCTCCCTCCTTACGAGGGATGGTGATAACGTCCTCTTCTGTGCTCTGTTTCTCGAACGTGAAGTAGTGCAGCCACTCGCCGCTAAGCTCTTTCCCCGCCATGCTGTCGAAGCTAGCCATGAACTCCTGCTTGAACATGAGTGGGTGGTAGTCTCGCCGCGCCGCCTGCCACTCTTCCGCCGGGAAATGGGGGTTATCGAGTGAGCGGTACTCTACCGTGCCCACGTCGATGTCGTCGGCTAGATGCCTCCAGAACAGGATGTAGAACCAGTTCTTACCCCGTGGAGTGGTCGTGCAGATCACGATACCTATCTTGTCAGACAAGGCAGGGCGCGCGATGTTCCACGCTTCCTCGTCCGGGATCAGAGCCGCCTCGTCGATCCAGAGGATGTCGAGACCTGCGCCTACCAGCTTGTCCGGGCGCTCTGCCGTCTTGAATTCGATTAGAGTCCCGTTCTCGAACTCGATGTACAAGTCCCCACGGTTCTCTTTGTAGTCCTTACCCTCCACCAAACCAGACAGGCGGAGTACTTTTCGCATGTTATGTAGGGCTGCACGCCCCGATGAGCGGTAGTCAGGAGTCAGAATCCAGATGTGGAGTGGTTCATCTGATATCTTGTTGTGCGCGTCCCAATGGAACTGCGCCGGGTGTGCTGCGTAGAACAGCACTTCCCAAGCCGCCGAGAGGGTTTTTCCCCCTCGTCTCCCCGCTACCAGGCACCTGAAGCGCCGAAGTCGCTCTTCCACACGGTTAGCGTGGAAGGCTATCTGGAACAGATGCGGGATGTACCCGTTTTCTGCGAACCACACGAACTTGGGCGAAAACGGGAGGATCGCGTCCGTTACCTCTTCATCTGTGTTGAACGGCAGGCCCTCGTGGGCCTTGACCCTCCGTAGATCGCTCAAAGTTGTCTCCTAATCTCTAGATGCGCCACATTTCGGGCAGTTTATCCAGTACATCTCGTTCACTGCCCCGCATTTATGGCATTTCCAGGGGGTTTTCCGCGCCGCGCGCGTCTTTTTCCACCCTGCGTTAGTCCCACCGTCCACGTTGATGTGAACCATGGGCGTCTACTTACCGTAAACGATGCCTCTCGCCCGCTTAGCGGACAGATCGACCGAAGCGGCGATCTCTACACCGTCCGAAGCCATGGCGACAAGCTTTACAGTGGACACTCCGTTACCCGGATCGACGATGTACGTCTCCGTACCGCTCGCCTCATCCTTCGGGCTAAGCTCGCCGTGGTAAATCTCGCTCGAAAACCCGAACATAGCCGGGGTAAGCGCCTCACCGTTGGCGGTGTAGTTAGCACCAGTGGTCGGCTGGATGTCCACGATGGCGAACCTGATCCCGCCAGGGGCCAGAACGCCCTTTTTCACGATTGTTACTGTGCCGAGAGCCATTTTGTCTCCTTCTTGAGTGGTGTGCTCTGGATCGACGCGTCCTCCGCGCCGCCTAGAAGGGGGACAGATGCCCCTCTTCATATTATATAAGGCAGAATATGGGCTTTCTGTCGCGTTACAGTATGAAATCCGTAAAAACTACGTACTTGTGTTACTGTTATTGACCCTTTTCGACCCTATCTGACCCCCTTTCACAAAGTGAAATCGCACTACTACGGGACTCATTCCGGTGAGATTCGAACGCTTCATGGAGTCGTCCCTTCGTAGTGCTCTTGTAGGTACGTTTGGCTCTAATAAAGGAAGACAGGCATGGCATTTGGTGTTATTCACTGCCATAACTGCATGCACACACCATGATAGTACCCGTTCAACGGGGGAACCCATAGCCTAAACGCTATAGCTATACTTTTATATAGTTTTTTTAGTAACAGGGAAACATGTGATTTGCAGGCAATTCACGCACTCATACCATATCCATACCATATCCATACCAAACTCATACCTAAGGTATAGTACACCCCTCAACCCCTGTACCCATGCGGGTTTGTGCCCCCTCTACATACCTGTACGTACACGTACGTACGTAGCTACCTTCGGTAGCCAGGGCTGCGGCGCTGCCTCAGTCTGCGCTCTACTGCGGAGCAGTAGCCTCGGTGCCTCGGCCCCTCGTGTGCGCTGATCCAGACGCGGGGCGAAGCCCTGCGCGCCGATCTGCTAAGCTGCGGTTTCCGCTGCTCGGGTCGGCCGAGCGGCACAGACGCCCCGAAGGGGCGAGG